CTTGAAATGGGTGAAGATAAGTTTATGCAAGAGTTTGAGTGTAACTTTAACTCTCCTGTAGAAGGTTCTTACTATTCTAAACTTATAAATGAAATAGAAGAAAAAGCACACATGACGGAAATACCTCGTGATGACTTGTGTCGTAACTACACAGCATGGGACTTAGGTATGTCTGATTCTACAGCTATCTGGGTAGCCCAACTTACAGGCAAAGAAATACGACTTATTGACTATATGGAAAATCATGGTCAAGGATTAGATTACTATGTGTCATGGCTTAAAGATAATGACTATGCACACTTTACACACATACTACCGCATGACGTAGAAGTAAGAGAATTAGGTACAGGCAAATCTCGTAGGGAGACTTTAGAAGATGCTGGTCTTACTATTGTTACTGCTCCTCGCCTTAATGTTGCTGATGGCATACAAGCAGTTAGACGAGTAATTCCTAGATGCTGGTTTGACCCAAAAGCAAAACAAGGTCTAGATGCACTACGAAACTATCGTAGACACTATGATGAAAAAAGAGCTGTATTCCATGATAGACCATTGCATGATTGGTCATCACATGCTGCTGATGCTTTTAGATACCTTGCTACAGGATTAGACGAAAGCCCTACTGAAGTGTGGAATAAACCGATTAACGTAAATACTAAATGGATAGTTTAATGGATGAAAATAAATTAAAGTCGATCATTGAATCTGAAATAGATAATGCCTTAGGTTTTATTGAAACAGATACTACAGACGAAAGACAAAAAGCACTAGAGTACTATCTTCGTGAGCCTTATGGTAATGAAATAGAAGGTAAATCACAAATTGTTACTGGCGAAGTAGCAGAAGTAGTAGACGGTGCACTCCCACAACTTATTCGTGTATTTACATCCTCTGATAACGTAGTTGAATTTCAACCAGTTAATGATGGGGATGAACCATTTGCTAAGCAAGCTACAGAATATTGTAACTGGGTATTCTATAAAGAGAACGATGGTTTCTTAATCCTACATAATTGGTTTAAAGACGCACTTTTACAAAAGACAGGTGTAGTTAAAGCCTATTGGGATAACAAACAAGACGTTACTAAAGAAAAATATGAGAACTTATCAGACGATGAGCTCCTTATGCTTATGCAAGACCAAGAATTTGAGGTTGTTAGCCAAGAAACTATAGAAAATAGTATAGAAGTCATAGATCCTATGACAGGGATGCCAGCAGTAGACCCAATGACTGGTATGCCGATGATGCAAACTAACAGAACGCATAACGTTAAAATTAAAAAGACTGTAAACAAGGGTTCAGTGGTTGTAGAAAACATACCACCAGAAGAATTTTTGATATCTAAACGTGCAAAGACTATAGAAGACTCACCTTTTGTAGCTCATCGTAGACAAATGACTCGTTCAGAGCTTATTGCAATGGGTTTTGATAGAAAAATTGTAGAAGGTCTCTCTGCTGGTGATACATTAGAGTTTAGTCCTGAAAGAATTGCTCGTTATACTCGTGGCGAAGAGCCAAACTCTATGGGTTCACAAGATGAATCTATGGAAATCATAGAAGTGTACGAATGTTACATCAAAACTGACTACAATAATGACGGTATTGCTGAATTAAGACGTGTAGTATACGCTTCTCATGAGATTTTAGAGGATATGGACTGTGATTATGTACCTTTCCACTCTATTTGCCCAATTCCTATCCCACATAAGTTCTATGGTCAGTCTTTAGCAGACAGAGCATTAGACTTACAGCTTATCAAGTCTACAGTTGTAAGACAAATGTTGGATAACCTCTACCTTACAAACAATTATCGTGTAGGTGCAGTAGAAGGACAAGTAAACCTTGATGATTTACTAACATCTACAGCAGGTGGTGTGGTTCGTATTAAGAATCCTAATGCCATTGTGCCTATGACTGTTCAATCTAACGTAGCACAGTCTTTCCCAATGCTAGAGTACTTAGATGGCATACAAGCAAGACGTACAGGGGTATCAGATTCACAAAATGGTATTGACCCTAACATACTACAAAACGTAACGGCTGCTGCTGTGTCAGCAATGTCACAAGCAAGTGCAGGTAAGCTAGAATTAATAGCCCGTATATTTGCAGAAACAGGTGTTAAAAGCCTTTTCAAAGGAATCCTACAGTTACTATGCAAGTATCAAGATAAAGAGCGTGTGATTCGTTTAAATGGCAAATTTATACCATTTAATCCAAGAGAATGGAACGATCAATACAATGTTTCTATTAACGTTGGCTTAGGTACAGGAACTCGTCAAGAGCAACTTGCTACTATGCAAATGATTCTTTCTAAACAAGAAGAAATTATACAAGGTTATGGACTTTCTAATCCACTTGTCTCTATCAAACAATACAGAGATACATTAGCTAAGTTTATTAATATGGCTGGATTTAAAGATGCTACTGCATTTATGAATGAAATTACTCCAGAACAAAATGCACAGTTATCACAACCTACTCCTAAACAGCCTGATTCTAATGTAGAAGCTACACAAATCTTGGCTCAGGTAGAGCGTGAAAAAGCTGATCTTAGGTCTAGAACAGAGATGTCTAAATTAGATTTAGAACGTGAACAAATGCAATTAGACAATGCTCGTAAACAACTTGAATTACAAATGCAAGAAATGAAAATACAAGCAGACGCAGAGAATAATGCAGAAAAAACTCGTGGTGACCAAACTAAAATTATTATAGAGGCATTATCTAAGTTTAATGAAATGCAAAAAGGCGATATGAATGTCGGATAAAACACAAGCAATAGCTAATTTTTTAAACGATAAGTATTTCCAAGAAGTCATTAAAGAAATAACAGATAACCACTTACAAACTATTATTAACTCTAACCAAACGGATTACGAAGTTAGAGAACAAGCATACAACCGTATAGCTTGTATAAACGAACTCATCAATACTCTTGAAGGCATTGCTAAAACTAGCGATATTAAGAGTAAACGATGGAACATATTTTAGACAATTCTAAAATGGGCTACCACCCCTAGTGGAAACATAGGAAATAAAAATGAGTGAAACAACCATGACTCCAGAAGATGGAAGTGGCACGCTTACAGTAGGACAAGCAGCCAATGCGTTTGAAGGTTTAATGAATACACCAGCGAACTCGAAAGAGGAATCAGAAGGTGTAGAACAAGAATCATTAGAAGCAGAAGCTCTACAAGCAGAGCCACAAACAGAAGAAACTGAAGAAGTTGAAGAAGTAGAGGCTACTGAAGAAGAACAAGAAGATACAGAAACTGAAGAAGAGGAACAACCTCGCTACAAGGTAAAAGCTGCTGGCGAAGAAAAGGAAGTTACCCTTGATGAATTAGTTAAAGGTTATCAACTTGGTGCTGACTACACTAAAAAGACTACTGAAGTTGCTGAACAACGTAAGGCTAATGAAGCTGAACGTGCAGCAATAGAAGAAGCCAAGTATGCGAGAGATACATATGCTCAACGTTTGCAAGCTATAGAGCAATTTATAACTTCACAGACGCCACAGGAAGATTTATCTTACCTAAAGGAAAACGACCCTATCGGATATGCTGTTAAAGTGGCTGAACTTTCTGAAAAGAAAGACCAACTTAATGCTATAAGAGCCGAGCAGTACAGAATTGGACAAATCCAACAATCTGAACAAGCTCAAGCCATGCAACAAAGAGTTGCAGAAGAAGCACAAAAGCTAACCGCAATCCTACCAGAGTTTTCAGATCCAACCAAAGGCGAAACAGTCCGTAAGGAAATTCGCAACTATGGCAAAACGCTTGGGTTCACAGACGAAGAGTTATCTCAAGTCTATGACTCTAGGCACGTTGTTACTTTGCATAAGGCTATGATGTATGACAAATTACAAAAATCAAAGCCATCAGTAACCAAAAAAGTCAATGAAGCACCTAAAATGCTAAAGGCTGGTTCTGCTAATACAAAAGCAAATAACAATGAAACGATAAAGAAACAATCACAGCAGTTGCGACAAACAGGCAGAGTCCGAGATGCCGCAGCTTTATTTGAACAATTTTTAGAATAGGAAATTAAATCATGGCAACGTATCAAACCTATACCTCTATCGGTAATAGAGAAGATCTAAGCGATGTTATTTATAACATCTCACCTACAGAAACTCCATTTATGAGTTCTGTTGGTAAAACAAAAGCAACAGCAACATATCACGAATGGCAAACTGATTCACTTGCAGCAGCAGCAGCTAACGCTGTAGTTGAAGGTGCAGCAGCTTCTGACATTACAGTAACTCCAACAACACGAGTAGGTAACAGAACTCAAATTTCTGAAAAGACAATTAAGATTTCTGGCACTATGGAAGCAATTAACAAAGCTGGTCGTAAATCTGAAAAGGCTTACCAACTTGCTAAAGTTTCTAGTGAACTTAAACGTGATATGGAAAAAGCACTTTTAAACAACACAGTTGCATCAGCAGGTAATGCTACTACAGCTCGTACACTTGGTGGTTTACAAACTTGGTTAAATTCTAACTACGTTGGTGGCACTAACGGTACTGCTGGTTCATTAGGCACTACA